CTTATGCTGAATATCCCGTTGAATGGGACAAGCTCTTTGAAAAGAACACCTCACGGCGTGCTTTTGAAGAGGATGTTGGTACCTCAGGTCTAGGTCTTGCTGTTGTTAAGGACCAAGCAGGTAGCATCACTTATGACAGTATGCGGCAAGGTTTTACTTCACGGTACAACCATGTTACCTATGGTCTAGGTTTCATTGTTACTCGTGAAGCGTTTGATGACGACCAGTATGACGTAGTTGCAAAGAAGAAGGCGCAAGCCCTAGCTTTCTCTATGCGTCAAACTAAAGAAATCATTGCGGCTAACGTGTACAACCGTGCGTTCAACACCAGCTACCTCGGTGGTGACGGTGCAACTCTAATTGCGTGTGCGGCTGGTGGTTCTGCTACTGCTCCTAACGTAGCTGGTGGCACCTACACCAACGGCCCTTCAGCCGCTGTTGACCTATCAGAAGCTGCTCTTGAGCAAGCATGTATTGACATTGCAGGTTTCACCAATGACCGTGGTCTGAAGATTGCTGTTCGTCCCCGCAAGCTGGTTATTCCTAAGGAACTGATGTTTGAGGCAAGTCGTATTCTCAAGACCGAAGGTCGTGTGGGTACTGATCTTAACGACATTAACGCCGTTAAGACAATGGGCATGATCCCTGAGATTGTTGTTAACCATTACCTAACCGACACCAGCAATGATGCTTGGTACATCCTGACTGACGTTAAGGATGGTCTAAAGTATTTCGAGCGGCGTGCTGATGAGTTTACAATGGACGAGGACTTTGACACCGAAAATGCCAAGTACAAGGCCACTGCTCGTTATAGCTTTGGCTGGACCGACCGGCGTGCTATTTACGGCTCTCCAGGGGCCTAAAGTTTAAGGAGAGATTATGAGTTATACTAACCCCACTCTCTCCTATCCAAAACGTCGTTCTACGATGCAACTGGTCATTCCGGTTGCACGTACTGACAGTGCCACGATTAAAGCGTGGCTTCCTAAAGATACAGTAGTTACTGGTGTACACGTTCTACAAAACGTCAATGCCGCAACTGCTACTGCTTCTTTTACTGTTGGTCTGGGTTCAGACGCGGATGGGATTCTTGAAGCCTTTACAATGGCTACGTCAAAGGTTGGTTTGGTTAATGCTGGTGCCTCTGCGGGTGTATCAGTGCTGTCCAAGCTTACTGTAGATGCTCCTGTTACTGTATCATATACCGTGGGTTCCAGCACTGCTGGTGGCACTGGTTTTGTGATGATTGACTTCTTCCTGGCAGGTCCAGGCGAAGCCGTAGACGATTAATGTCCAATGGGGGTGAAAAGCCCCCTCTTTATTTGATTTTGGTAAGGAGTGGTACATGAGTGAAAACGTTTTTGTTAAAAGTGGTCGGGTGACTAATTTAATTCCTGATGCAACTTCTACAACTCTGACTGGAAATTGGGTGTACAAAGATGCACCAAAAAGTGCAATCCAAGTAGTAGCAACTGCTACTGCGACGGTGGTATTTGATGTGAGTAACGATGGTGTAAATGCTCTTGCCACAACGTTAGGAACAGTCACTCTAGGTGCTGCGGGTAGTGATGGTTTTACTACTGATGCGCCTTGGAAATATCTCCGAGCTAGGGTTACCGCAAATAGTGGGACTGTTAGCATCATCATGAGCGTATAATATGACTGCTACTACTAATTATATTGTATCTGGTAATGGTATTACTGGTTCCACAGCAAACGCAGTACAAGCCTTGGTGTCAGGGGCTGGGATCGGCGGCACGCAGTACCCTGGCGCGCTGGTGACGGACTGGGGCTCCGCTGGTGTGCTAACGACCACCGGCAGCACGGGCACGGCATTTGCCGCCGCGCTCGACACGACTGTGCTGTGCAACGGAAAGCCGGCGCTCAAACTCACACCTCCTAACGACCTGTCGGCGCAAACGCTAATTGCTACGTGGACCCCAACCAATCCGCTGCGCCTGCGTGACGTTCAGGCTATCCAAATTCCAGTGCTGTTGACGGCCTTGAACGGCACAAACTGCGACTACACGACGCTCAAAGTTTGGCTTCAAACCAGCGATGCAAAAAGCATCCGGCTGTCACTGTCCGGGATCATCACCGGCTATCAGTCAGGTGTGTGGCAGACCTTCAGCATTAGCCGCAGCGCTGCTGCCGTCACCCAGGATGCCATGTCGTCGCTGGACACGGCAGGCGTCACGGTGACCAGCATCAAGGCGGTTATTGCAACCACCGCATCCGGTACGGTGTCGCCTGTTTGGATTGGCGAAGTGCGCGCAGATGTGCGCCGCACCCCTGGTCGGGTCTGTGTTGTTTTGGATGGTGAATATTCCAGCCAGTACAGCCAGATTTTCCCGATGATGAGCAACTTAGGCCTTGTTGGATCGCTGGCAATCACCAACAGCGACATTGGCACCGCTGGCCGGATGACTGCGGCGCAGATTGATGAGATGTATGCGGCAGGCTGGGAGCCGATCCACCACACGTATGACGGCACCAAGCAAAACGGCTATGTGAACTCCACTGACTGGACTACATCTTCCGCGATTGCGGAGGACATTCGGGCGCAATGGGCCTATTTCAAAACTCGCGGTTGGCTGCGCGGCATTGGCTACGGTGTGTGGGGGTTCTCCTACGCTTTCACGTCCTCGCAGACCCAAGCGAGACAGCAGTTGGTGCGCGATGGGGTGCGGGCTGGCGGCCTGCTGGCGATGCGGAAAAGCGCGCCTTTCAACGGCGAAAACAACACCATGCTGGTGTCAATGGCACGGATGCCAATCGATCCGCTGGTTATCCACGGGGCGATTCAGTTGACTAGCACCGATACGTCGGCCTCAATCATCGCCGCCATTGATGCCGCCGAAGCGCGAGGAGAGCTGGCAATCATCACGATTCACCGAGCTGTTGACGACAGCGCCACGCCCGGCAGTCTGGAGATGCGCATCGGCCAGATCACTACGGCGATGCAGTACCTAGCGCAACGCGTAGCCGCAGGCGGCATCGCCGTGGAGCCTTTCGGCGCTACGGTCAGCCGGATGTGGGGATCGTCGTTCGCCGCCTGATCCCATCCCCTGCCGGTAAGTATTGAAAGAAATTTAAATGAATGAATTAATTATCTCTTTAATTATTAATGGTCTATTAGGGGTGGCAATGTACTTTATGAAACAATCTAACGACAATAATAAAGAACAGCTTAACAGACAAAGAGAAGACATTCAACACATTAAAGACAACTATTTTAAACGTGAAGAATTCCGTGATTTCAAGGATGAGCTTTGGACTAGACTGGATAAAATGGAACATACGTTTGAACGTAGGCTTCACGAGGTAGCAGGTAGTACATGAAAAAAATTAAGTGGCCCGGAGGGGGCTGGAAAGTGACGTGTCACAGATGCGGCTTTTGGTTTCCTTCCACAGAAATTAAAAAAGAATGGACCGGGCTACTAGTTTGTGCTAAAGACTATGAGCCTCGTCACCCACAAACGTTAATCAAAGTACACGGAGAGAAAGCCTTTCCTGAATTTGTCAGTAAAGATGGTGTAAATGTTTTTGTGTCTTATTGTGATGTTTCTACTATTTCGGCATATGCTGATTTAGGCACAGCAGACTGTATGCAAGCAGATAACAACACATACCCCTACACTGTTCTCTCAGACCTTAATGGAAATGGACACATCTAATGGCAACCTCTGGAATTTACGCATATCAGCTTACCCGCAATCAGCTTATTGAGAGCGCTCTCCGTAAGCTGGGCGTACTGGCCGAAGGCCAGACTCCTAGCACGCAAAACTACTCAGATGGTATGGTGGCCCTTAACACAGTGATTGCGCAGCTACGCTCCGCAGGAATGCCTTTATGGGCACGTTCTGAGTATACCTTCACTCCTACTACTGGTAGTTACACTATTGGTACTGGAATGACTCTCAGCACCCCTTTTCCTGTTCGACTGCTACAAGCGTTTCGTACAGACAATGGTGCTAAGATTCCAATGGACCTTGTTGCCCGTGAGGATTTTAATATTCTTCCTACCAACAGTACAGGCATTCCGCTTAAAGTAAATTACCAGCCTTATGTAAACCATGGTACTGTGAGTCTTTGGCCTACACCTACTTCTAGTAATACAACCACAGTTACTCTTGTATATCAAAGGCCTTTTCAGTATTTTACTCTTCCTCTCTCTCCTCTTTCTCTT